GTCGTTTTGTTTTTCGAGTTCTTTGTTAGCAGATGCCGAAGCTGGACGAAGACGTAGACCTAGTGTACCATCGCGGTAGAGATCAAGTGCCTTTTTTAGTTTCTCCGCATCGCTACCATATTTCTTGAGCTTTTCTCCGATACCGAAGTTTGAGTACATTGTAAGAAACTTACAACCTAACTTCACATGTGCTGAGCGCATGTCTCCAGTACGAAGGTTGTTCCTGTTATTCTGCTGCGCCATGACCATAGAAGTGCCAGCGGCGCTGTAGATACCGCGTTTCTGGTTTACAATCCCACCACCTGTACCACCAGAAGCCGGATCAACACCAGTACGCTCCTTAGCTATTGCCATGTGAAACTGATCTGGACCATCACTATAACCCATGTCAGCGCCGGCTTTAATGTGTTCAATCTCATCCTTACGACCCGGCAACACAACGCCAGGAAACACATCCAATATAGAACCAAGCTTCGATTCAGGATCGGCGCGCCACACACCCAACATTGCCATGTTACGATTATTGGTACGCCAGTTGTTATTGTTCGATAATTCCTTCTGAATCATGTGAATCATCTCAGCAAAACCTGTGCCAAGATAAGACTCATCATCGTAGGCTAATTTCATGTCCTGATATGGAAGCATGTTCTTGGGATAGTTATTAAAAGCTACCCACAGAATTTTTTCAGAATTCTTATGGTATTTTGCCTGGAAAGAATACTCCTTACCGCTGAGATAGTATGTGAAGAACACTGTATAAATGTACCACCGTGCTGCGCCAGTATCTACACCAGAGGAATCAATCGAAAACTGCTCATTGATCTCCCGTTCCATCTCTGTTTCTTGAACAGCGTCAGGATTGCTAAGCAACTTCTCAATGTCTGACTGTTTATAGTAAGGACTCTTTGCTTTGAGATCCTGCACCGCCCACATATCAAGTGAGTCAATATGCCCAAAGAGCTTCATATTCTCAAGCTTTGGCACCGAAGGATCAAAAATAAATCTGTTAAGTGGCAATAACTCAGGATGAGGACCATCACGTTTAGTGATAATGCGATCTTCTGAAACTACGGGTCCATCCTCTGCCGAGGTTCCACCAGATTTATACTCACGCACTACCTGCGTCTCGTATTCATAAGGCGTGTAGATAACACCTGTACCATACTTGATCGCACTGTGAAACGCGCTCTGTTCTACTCTGTACAAATCAAGTTCATCTGGCGCATAAGCCATGTCCATTAGAAAATTCTGGACAACTTGTTTTAGCTCTTCCCCATCTTTCTTCGGCAATCCTCCACTCATTGTCGCTGCCCAGAGTGGATCGTACATGTAGATTCCACCCATGATGCGAGCAAGAAGTTCGTCTGAGGAAGTACCAATGATAGGAATTACTAAGTTCGCTGCGCCGGGCCAGGGCCAGTCTGCTTCTTTATTCTTCGGGCGAGCCTTGTACAACCGCACATATTCTGGCAATTTCTCGGTTCTGAAAGTCTGAAGCCTACGATCAAGATGTGCAATCTTATCCTTGACAAAATTACATATCTCATTGAAGTTGTCTTCTCCAATGAGCTTCGGCGTTACTTCAGTAGGCGGTTGATATGGCATTAGAGAATCCCTGTATTTGTTGTGTTTGGAAGATTGACTGGCTTAGACACTGTGTCAATCTGACCAGTAGAACTCTGTGTTGTAAGCACTGGCATGGGCATTGTGGAACTAAAACTCTTGAAATCTGCTGTCAGCAGACTCAGAAATTTATAAACAAATGTGTAACCTACACCACCATTTGGTACAGGTAAAGCCTGTACCAAAGCCGAGGCGACAGAGTTTACAACATAGAACAAAAGAACCAGCTGCATAGTTACTGGAATGTTCATCTGTGCTCCTTATCGTAGACTGCTCTTGCACAAGAATAACCCTCTTGAAACGCCTTTACTTTTGCAAGCTCAACCGAGTGGGTTGTAATGTCTCGCGTGTGCTCACCTAATTGCACATCGTGCTCTCTCAAATGAATAGAATGGTTACTTTGAGTAGAGTACAAAACACCTGCAAAAAAGATACAAGTGATAATACTTACGATCGTTGGTCCCCACGCTGCCCAGTCCATAGATCATTCTCCTTATGCTGCCGCCGCAGCCATACGTCTTATAAACTGCGCACGTTGTTTGAGCATGAATTCATCAACATGCTCCTGAGAAACCTTGTCAAATTTCCAAACCTGTGGACCGTAGGATAGAACATCGAGCAAGTCAATCAAGCCCTTACGCTGACCATACTGCTCTATTTCTTCTTTGGCCTCGGCACAATTATTTGTATCTAACCAGAGTTCATGGCGCTCTACAAGAGGAATGAAATTCTCGATTCGCTCAGCTTTAGCGTTGGAGTTCTGAGGAGTTTTGAGGGGAAGAAATTGAATACCATTAAGCTCTGGATGCGAGTGTTTGTGCTCTTCGACAAAGTAATTTAGATGATAGAGCAAATACTTCTGTGCTGCCACAGCTTCAACATAGACAACACGAAGCTTCCACTTTACAGCAAGAAAGAAGATCTGTTTGACAAAATCGTCTATAGGACAAGCTTTTGCCCATTGATCGAGTAGATATACTCTGCGTGGATTACGCTCTACACCAGTCACCGCAATAGCATGACGGCACCGACCGTCTTTGCCGACTTCTTGGCCTAAGTGCGAGCCACCATGATTCGGATCAACTATCATGTATCGATCAAGATTTCGTGGGAAGACATCTTTTTCTACGTCCCCAGCCGCTACATGGTGCCGAATGACAATGCGATACTGTTGAGGATGAGAAATCTCGAAATACCTGCTAAGTGTCGGAGACTCCTTCGGAATCGCCAGCGCACCAGTTACTTTTTCAAAATTGAAGTACCGTAAATCCGCCAGGTTAAACTTAGCCTTAGACGGATCAATAGGATAGTTTAAGAATTGGCAACTGAAGGGATACGAACCAAGACGACGCTTCCATCTTAGCAGTTTTTCCCTTGTAAATGCTTCTGGAAAGATTGGCTCTCCGAAAGGATGCAGAGTACAGCACCCACCAAGAGCAGAATGCGTAGTCCAATTAAAATAAGGCTCTTCCTGCCGAATGTGCGAATTAAGGTCGTCATGTGACCACCTATTTCCTACTACGATTTCATCAAAATCTCGACCAGGATTGTTGGGATCCGAGTCCGTAGCTCCCACCAGAATTTGATGGTAGTCGATAGTATCAGCCATAACAATTGAAGATTTCCTAGCTTCTCTCCCGACAAGATCGTCCTCGACAACAAGATTGTAGTGCCTTGATTGTAAGGCAGCTCCAACTCCAATGAGATCGAAAGTGCCTTCTCCTTGACCTCTACCGGCAGGAGTCCGTCGCTGGTGCAAAGATTCATTAGTCCACGTCTCCTTTGATGTAGGCATTAACTCAGGAAAAAGGTGGTTGAAGAATGAATTATTTTCGTAGTGGTTCGAGATTCTGCTACCTAACTTGACAGCGTTGGTGATGGTTTCACTAACCAACAGGATGCGTATATCCTGACTGTGGGTTCTGTGCATCCACTCAATGTAGAGATCAGCATAACCAATGTTTGTAAAGAAATCTTCTTCCCGTTTGCCAAAAGGTAATGCTCTCCAAATCGGAAAGCACTCGCTGTAGACTGTAGAGTTGTGAGTTGGAATAAAGGATTCTGTGATAAGAAAGAGTCCATCTTGGGCTTCCACTGAGATACACTTGGTAGGGATCGAAGGAACTTTTGTCATTGCCGTGATAGTACGACTTGGTGTACGATGGTAGTCACGGCAACGTGATGCTTTGCGCTCAAGGAAAAAGGGAACTCGTCCATTTGGATAAAATGTAATCGTATAAACATAACCACATTCTTTAGAGACTTCCTTTTTCCCCAGATAAGACATTGTCCTCATCACAGAACTTGCTTTTATACCAAGCGAGCACATCAACTCGCGTACCTGATATATTAGCTCAGGATTCTTATTAACAAAAGAACATTGTCCTTCTTTATTAACCGTTCCATCAGTATCCATCAAGCCGGAAAGAAGATGCCAGCGTTGTTCCTCAGAACTTTGAAGATACATAGAAGGAATGTGCTTATTGCCCAGCAATCGGAGAGAACGAAGAACAGCCTCCACGTCTCCTAAAAGTCTATATTGATACTTAGAATAAGCGTGAGAAACTTTATAGCCAAATTCTTTAAAAGTATCAAGAATCTCAGTATCCTTTGTCGTGTAACCGGCACTGTCGGAGTTCCCGTCACCAAGCCAGCAACCTAGTATGTAAGGTGCGAGAGATAACACTTGCTCTGGATACTGCGCAGGAGCAGCTACCTGGATCTTGTAGTTAGCTTCATTATATTGTTTCCCTGTTGTCGGCTCAATACGAGTTTTAAGTATGTAATCTTTAGCCAGTTCCTCTGTGGTTTTTACAAATGGACCAGTGTAAATAGAGTCGTTCAACGCTCGTCGCCGCTCATCAACTGTCCAGAGATGTCCGGCACCGCATGTGACTTTCTCACCAGTAGAGAAAGTTATTTCATAGCATTCATTATTCTCAAATATAGGGGATTCGCCAATAACTTTAGTTGGCGTACCATCTATAGCGAATACGAAATCTCCTTTATGAATCTCGCCAAGAGTTCTCCATCCTTGTGGTGTAGGCACATATGTACTGAGATCCAAGTCCTTAAAATGGTCACGAGGAATCTCGATCCCTTCTTTGAGGCCGTCTTTCATTACTGTAAGGCACATTTGATAATGTAGATTCGAGGCTTTGTCAGGGTTCTTAGAGAATCTACTTTTGCCCATTACGACGGTGCTAAAATAGTACAAATCCATTAAAGAATTAGCACGATAGACTTGCTTCTTCTCCGCCGGCGTTTTGCATAAGTCTGTGGGAATAAGATTATAGCCTAACACCGTAGAACGAGGTACGAAAGTAGCCCCAGTCTCTCCTACTTCGAGAGCACGGAGTACATCTCGTACCTTCTGTTCTATCTCACGCTGGCTCAAGAAAACTCCTACGCCGCAGGCGGTACCACAGTGGTTGCAATGATCTCTGCTACTTCCTCAGCCAGACCATTGATAATCGTGGAAGCAGGAATAAACAAAGGCTTCTTCAAGCATTGGACCAGAAGTGTCTTTGTTGTAGGGTTGTAGTTGTAAGTGAAAACAAACGAACCATGAACAACTGTCACAGTCTCGTTTGCTGTTGCGGCAACATTCTGACCAGTGTCTGCTTTGATCTTAGCAACCAAAGCATCGAACATTGGTTCAGTAACGTTGGTGAAGGTTTGCATTTGAAGAGCCATGTGTTTCTCCTTAGAGCAACGAGCCAGTGGAAACCTGGGCTTTGACAGAAGATACCGGCGTAGCTGGCGTAGCGGGTGTGGCAGCAATAGCTGTAGAACCTCCACCAA